TATTTTTAATAGCTGGTCAACAGCTTTTTTAATATCATCATAACTGTTTTGAAGCATATTACTTTATTTTATCCATTAATACTTTTATTTTAGAACATTCTTCATATTTTTCTTCCTCAATAAGTCTGTCAATACATGTTTGTAAAGCTTGTTTCCATTGACTTTCATCTAACTCTAAATAATAATCACTTTTAGCTATTTGGAATAATGTAGCTGTTTTATTTTTATTACTAATGGCTTCTCTAATCCCAGCTATGGTCTCAGTAAACACTGCTTTAATAAACATTTCATTCTCACATAAAGCATCAATATCAGCTTGCCCTTCACCTTTAACAGTGATAACCATTGAAGGTATTTGTCTAGTTGTTTTTTTAGCCATATTCATTATTTATTATAAATATGAATAAGACTATGCTCATAAGTGGTCATGGCATATATAGATATTTTAAATATATCTAATTCAAATTCACCTAATTCACCTGACCCACCTATAATTTCAGTTAATTGAGTTATTAATTTAAAAGACTCTTGAGTTAATTGTTTAGCATCAAATTCAATTACAATATCATTATCTGGTACTGAGTGTTTTATTACTTTAAATTTACTTTTAAGATCAATTTTAGTATGTTTTTGCTCTAAATCATAATAAGTAGCTTCTAAAACACCCATTTCATCATCAGTGTATAATGTATCACACCATGGTTCTAAAATAGATATTACTTCTAAATTACAATTATGAACTACAAATCCAACATTATACTTATGAGGTATAACTGGTTTCATAAATGCATCATGTTTAACAAAATGTCCCCACTTACGAATAAAATTTCTAGAATTCTTATTTGTAGTGTAAAGCCACTCTTCACTATTCTTACCTGCACTACCACCAGCATGTTTATTAAATCTACTACCACGGCTAGTGAAATGATAGACTAAACCATCCCATGATTGAATTACTTTATATCCTTTTAAAACAAAACGATTAAATAAATCACTATCTTCTTTTGATTGAGGAGCAAATAATTCATCATGTCCTCCTATAGCTAAGTAATCTGATTTATACATACACCAAGGTGCAAATATACCTTCAGTATACTTATCTTTATTTAACTGCTCTAGTTCTATGAATTTAGGTTTAGCATCATTGTAATTAAACTCTTCTACTTCATTACCCCAATCCATAATTATTTTTTCTGGACCTGGAGGGTGAAGTGGTGGTTCAATTCTAGTAGCACTAACAACTACACCTGGTTTAAGATATTTAAGTATATTTTTATCTAAATTAGGAGATGCTATCATATCAGCATGGAATGCAAATATGATTTCTGTTCTAGCCATCTCAATACCTTTATCAAACATACCTACAATACCAACACGTTCTGGTCCTGGATTGTGATATATAATTAAATTATCATCCTTAAGTGACTTAATCCAATCTTGAGTCCCATCTACACTAGCATCATCTAGAATTAATATCTCATGTTTAGTTTCTAAATTACAAATTGATTTATATGCTAATTGAAGAAATTCTAAATTATTTCTACTAGGTAGAACAAATGTTATTTTACCCATTTAAGTATTCTTTAATATAGTCTTCAATATTAATTTTAGCTTCCCACCCTAATACTTCTTTAGCTAATATATCAGTACATAATGTTATTTCAGCTTCACCTGGCTTGTCATCCTCATAATTTATATCTGTTTGGAACATCTCAGCTATTTCTTTAATAGAGTAATTTTTACCTCTACCTAATTCAAATGTATATCCCCAAGCTTGTTTTTCATTTATTAATATTAAAGCACCTACTATATCATCTATATGAGTAAAGTCTCTACGTTTCTTACCAGTACCATAAATTGTAAGTGGCTTATATTCTTCAAGACATTTTTCCCATTTACCAATCACAGTACAATAACCACCTTCTTTTAAATGGTAAGGACCATACACATTATAAAAACGAGCAATAGATGCTTTTAAACCATAATGTTTTTGAAATAATTGAATAATTTCCTCACTTACATCTTTACTAAATGTATAAGGATTTTTAAACTTACCTGACCAATGTGAACTACTACCTGCAAATACTAATGGTATATTCTTTTCAGAACAATATTTAGCTACTTTAAATGTAGCATTAGCATTAGTAGTGAAATAATCATATGGTTCTTTAAATGATGGTTGTATTCTAGCTATGGCTGCTAAATGATAAACAATATCAAACTCACCCCAAGCTGAATAATCATTAATATTTCTAATATCAAACTCAATATATTGAGCTCCATTCTGATGGTTTGATTTTAAACCAGTGTGATAATTATCAATTGATACTATCTGATGACCTTCTTCTAATAATTGTTTAATTAAATTAGTACCTACAAATCCAGCACCTCCTGTTACTAATATTCTCATAGATTTTTATTTTTGATTTCCTCTAGCGCATTCATATAAATATTCACTATCCTGATATGTGTTAGATAGATAAACTATTTTATTAGCACCAAATATTTTATATATTTTATAACCTAACATTGTTTGTTGTAAGTTACCTATACCACCAATATGAAATTTACCATTAGCATCTGGTTGAGGTTCTTCCCAAATTACTTCAAAATCAAATATGTCTTTAAGATAACCTCTTATTGTACATATAAAACTTTCTCTAATAGTTAAAACTGTTTCAACTGTATTAAATATATATTTAGCTTCATCTTTAACCCAATCAATACATTTTTTTCCTCTAACTATTTCTTGTGGGTTAAAATTAGCTGGATAATTTATTCCATTACCTACAAACATTATACCATTTTGTAAATGTTGTAAACATATATTAATAAACTCCCAATCTTTAACCACAATATCATCATGCATTAAAAATAATATAATATCATCATCTAAATTCAAATAATCTAATGCTTGTTGATATGCTCCATCTTCCAATCCTAAATTAGGAAATACTTTATAATCAAAATTTTGTTTAACTGTCTCACTAGGTTCTTTATGACATGACCAAAATATTCCTATTTCAGGATTATCTGTTTTAAGTTGTTTTAATCCATTTATAAACTCAGGAAAATTATCAAAATGCCATCCTACTATTATAAATTGAATATTCATTACCATCCTTGTTTTATACATTCAACAATATATTCTCTATCTTCTTTAGTTACCCACCATCCAACTGGAAGTGAAGATAATTTTCTAACAGTCTTATCTAGGTTAGGTAATATTGATTTATATTCTTTAACACAACTATGAATGTCATTACGTTCATGTACTTGAGATGTGGCAATTCCTTTATCAGCCATATAACGTTGAAAATCATTTTTACGATCCACTAGAATACTATAGATCCAAAATGCTGATTCTCTATCATTGTGACGCTTAAGTAAAGTTAGACCAGGAACATCTTTTAATGCTTCATCATAATATGCTGCATTTTCTTTATGCTTAGAAACTATATCATCAATACATTTAAAGTTTTCTAAACCAATAGCAGCATTAATATCATTCATATGAAATTTAAATCCCCATTCTGGAATATTAGCTTCACATCTAAAATCTTTGCGATTACTTTCTCTATCAATTCCATACCATCTTAATAACTTACCTCTTTTATATAATTCATCATGTGGTACAAATAATAAACCACCATCACCTGATGTAATATGTTTAATAGCTTGTAAACTAAAAGTACAAATATTATCATGTGTACCAATTAATTTACCTTTATATTTACTACCCATTGCATGAGCACAATCCTCAATAATAGCTGGTTTAAAACCATATAGTTTATGAGCATGAGTTTGTATTTCAACTAAACGATCTAAATCAACTGGATAACCACCCCAATGCACTACAAATATAACTTTAGTTTTAGGAGTAATTTTTCTAGCTAAATCATCTAGATCCATATTTAATGTCTCAGGATCAATATCAACCCATTTAATTTTAAAATTATTAGCTAATATAGGCCAATTAGTAGCTGTACAAGTTAAAGCTGTGGTTAATACCTCATCTCCATCTTCTATTCCTGGCCATTTAGACTCATACATAGCATATCCATCAACCCCAACATTATGAATAGATGGTTTTTTAAGCATATGTAATGCTAAATGTTCTGCTGATGTAGCAGCATTAACTGTTAAGATTTTATCATGTCTGAAGTATTTTTTTAAATGTTCCTCAAACTCATCAACCACTGGACCCTGACCAATAAAACCACTTTTAAGTACCTGGGTAACTTTTTCAGGGGCTGTTTTAGCCATGTGTACTTTAAATAAAGGTATCATAAAACTTTTGTTTAAATATTTGTTCTGTATAAAATTTATTATAGTTTTCTTTAGCTAATTGACTTTGCCAATTGTAAAATCTATAGTCATCTCTTAATAATTTAATTAATTTTCTTGCCTTAACCAAATCTCCTACATCAACTGTTAAATTAGGATGACATACTTCTTGAGTATCTAACCCATAGTAACCAATACAAGGTATACCTAAATAAGCACAGTTAAGAGCAAATGTACCAGCAGCATGAGTTCTCATTAAATGTACTCCATATTTAAATTTATTTAATTCATATATCCATTGTTTCCAATTTAAATAAGGTAAGTGATTTAATAATTGTTCTTCACCTGATTGTTTTCTACCCATTGATGGTGCTGTCACTTTACCTCCATCTAACTCTTGAGCTATAATAAATGAATCAAACCCACCATACCATGAGACAAAATTACCTCCTATAATAACACCTTGTCTTTCAACTTGTTCCAACTCACCTATAGCATCTTCAATCATTAGAGAAGATAATACTCTAACATCTGAATGTGCTGTTAATCCTTGATAATATTTTTTATCAGCTTCATTATGAGTAAAAATAATATTAGCTGAAGTTAAAGTATTAAAGTACCATATTTGTTTAGCTAAATCATAATCTTGCCAATACCAATTAGGTCCTTCTTGCATTACAGCTACTTTATCACAATATGACTTTAATGAGTTAATATCAAACTCAGGATTTTTTTTAGGTATAATTACAATACCTAAATCATATTTTTTAGATGGAATTTGCTTTATATTACAATGATCAGCATTTAAAGCCACCATCCAAGCAAACTCAGTTCTCATATTATCATGAATACGAGGTACTTTACCCTCAAATCCCATCTCAGTAAAGAAAGCTATTTCCATACGTCAGCCCAAGTTTTAGATTTATAATTAGGATTAAATATATTATAACAATTTTCCTCAGAGTACTTATTTGCTTTAATATACCAGTCATTACTCCTACGTTTTTGGTTCATTGTATCACCTGTCTCATTAGCAACATACATTCTTTTTTTAGGATGGTTTCTATTATGTACTATTAATATATTTTTAAAATGATATTGAGGTACATTACCTAGCTTATTATTAACCATAAGCATAAAAGCAGTATCTTCATGAACAAAGAATACTGATTCAGGTATATTAACTCCTGATTTAATTATTTCAGATGATATAACTAAACCACATCCATTATATTTATTAGGTTGAATTATACTAACATCTAATTCTTCTATTTTATCATTAAATGAGTTCATCTCATCTTCACTCATAGTGTATTTAAGTGACCACCAGTTAGTATAGTCATTTTCTATAAATGGTTTATTTGTAAATTCAGGATGTTCAAGTGGAGCCCAAGATACATCCCACATTTTACAAATAGCAAATGTAGCTAAATATTTTTTATCAGGTACTGATTTATGAAGATTATTTATTGCTTGAAACATTTGTTTAGGTACTAACATATCTGTTTCACCCCAAACTAATATATCTACTTCATTACAATATTTTTTATTAAATTCTCTTCTATAATCAGCTATAGTGACTAGTTTATTACTTATAATTAATGGAAATCCTTTAGCTGTTGCTTTAATTGTTTCAATACATTGATTTTTAGTTTCAGCATCAATACACTTTTCTAAATCCTCATTTGTTGAGACCCAAATATCAACTACAACTTCACCTTCATAATTTTTTATAGCTGAATATAATGAATTAAAATATTCTTCTACTATATCAGCTTCATACCATTGGACTAAACATCCAATTGCTATTTTACTTTCCATAACTTAATATTATACCCTCATTATCAATTAATATTGATGTTGGGTTGTATTGGTAACCTGTTTCTTGCCCTATATATTTTTCTACTTTTAATCCTTCTTCAATCACTTTTAAGATAGCATCTTTAACTTCTGTTGATTGTGGATGACCATAATCATCAAAAATAAAATACATACCTTTTTCTACATCCATTAAAGACAAAGCAGTATTAATATCATGTATCACACCATCATAAGTGTGTATACAATCAATAAACACAACATCCATCTTAGGCATATTTAAATAAGTAGCTGGATTGTAAGCATCTGCTGTTATAAATGTTATATTAGTTTTATTAGTGTTATTAGTTTTAGCTTTATCAATATTACTAAGTTTATGATCAATTGTGTAAACACTTTTAAATAAACCACTTAATATTCCAGTTGTCCATCCATGGTTAGTACCTATTTCTAAACAAGTATCTAAATTTTTATCTTTAAAAAACTCAATTACATCTTGTTTAAATTTAAGACTAGTAGTATCTTTAAACTCAGTTTTATCAGGTATATTATTAAATGATATCATAGTTTTGTTTAATTAAATCCCAAGTTTGTTTCATCAACCCATTTCTTTGTTCTCTAGGTATTCCATTATAATGCCAAATGTAACTACATTTAATGAATATACCATCTATAAAAGCATCTGTTTTATACATGTGAGTCATATTAAATATTTTTGGTAATGTTTTAATATCATCTCCAAAATGTTGTCTGGCTAAATAATTAATAGGTGTTTGATCAGTGCCTTTCTTTAAAGTGCGATGTTGTAAGTCTCTTAATTCATCTTGATTTTTATCATAGAATGCTTTTACCTTATCACAAAATACTTTACCAGTACTAGGTAAAACTAATATACCATTATTGATATAATTATACCAATCTAATTTAACATCTGGAAAAAAATGTTTATAACCTTGAATACTATTCCAAATCCATTCTATACTTAAATCATCTATCACACCAACATAGTTATCACCTGCTATTTCAAATATATTAGGTGTGTCCCATCTAACCATAGTGTCAATATCAATCATAGCTACACGACCAACATCTGTAATACCACTTGCTTCTAATAAATCATAAACATACCAACGTTGCCAAGTTGGTCTCATTATTTCAGTATCAATTAAAGGTTCTTCTAATATGAATACTTCTAAATTATGTTTTTTAGCATAATATTGCCAAGTTAATAATGACCATTTTTTATAAGAATCTAAATTAGGATCATTAGCCTTAAGTGAAGTAAAAAACAAAACATTTTTCATATTATAAATTTAAGTAAACTTTTTCAGTCCATCAAACATATTTAAAGTAACTTGTGTGTTAGATATTAATCCTCTTTCAGCCTCAATCATATATTTACTTACTCTATAATAAGGTGATAATCTAAAAGAAGTGCCAATAAAGTTATTTTGTATAAATTCTTGAAAATTAGTCCCAACAATATTCCAATCTAAATCAAGATGATTTTTAGGAGTATCAGTTAAACCATTTCTTTTTAAAGTAACATTATTCATAGGAAAACTACCTTCTATTTTATCTAATAGTTTTTTAGACCATATACTAAATGATCCTCTAGCTGTATTCCTATTCCCCACAGCACTATTAGCTATATAATCAAAATCAACAGCAGGAACAGATATCCACTGATTTTTCTTTTGATAGAAATTTATTTTTTTCTCAAAAATATCAATTAAAATTTCTTTAAATGAAGGTAATATATAATTATCATCATGCATAAAGACTATATAATCATATTCTCTATAATCATATAGTTTAGTCCACTGGTTGAAGAAAAAATAATCACCTATTTCATTTTCAGTTTCATTTACTTTATAACCTAATTGTTCTAACTCAGAATAAATGATTATATTATTAAATAATTCTAAATCATATTTGTTATTATCTTTTATTCTAGGTAACATCTCCCCTTTAATATCAATATGCTCTGGGTTACGGTGAGATACTACAAAGAAATCTAAAGTAATATGTTGAGGAGGAATTATTTGTTTAGCATTTTCATATAGATGTTTTGGAAAATACCAACCTCCTATTATAATAGCAATTTTCATATTGTTTTGATCATTAATAAATTTGAAACAGTATCTCCATTTTTTCTAATAATAATACCTTCATCTGTTATTATTTTAAAACCAATATATTCATACAATCTAATAGCATGAGTATTATTATTTAAAACATTTAAATAAAATGTATTAATACCATAATTAATTAAATCATTTATAACAATGTTATATGTTTTTAAAGCTATACCTTTACCTCTATAATTAGAATGTAAATCCATTCCTACATAACATGATTTAGATGTTATTTTACTTAACCTAAAATAACCTACTAATTTATTATTATAAATTACACTTAGATAATGAGGTAAATTATTTAAAAACCATTTTATGGTTTCATTTAAACTATAACTGTTATCATCATGTATAAAAGTTAGACATTGATCTCTAATTATTTTAACATCATTAAGATCACTTAACACCATTGGTCTAATCTCTATATTATCTATTTTTTTTAATATCATTTTAATGAGGAGTTGGTGTTGGAGTAATTGCTCTACCAACTAAGGTTTTCCAATCTTGTTCTGGTCTAACTTCTAAATTTGTTTTCCAAGCAGCTTCAAGTGTATTCATATTAACACCTAATTCTTTACTCATTATGATTAAAGCATTAATATCTTTAGGAAAACATGTTCCACCAAACCCTAATTTACCATCATGGCCAGGAACATTAGTATGTGAATTACCAATACGAGGATCAGATACAAATCCTTCTAATGCTTTATCCCAATCAGCACCTAATATTTCAGATATTCTATAAAATTCATTTACAACAGATACTTTAACAGCTAAAAATGTGTTAGCCATATATTTAATAAACTCTGCTGTTGTTGTATCAGTTAATATATAATGTTTTTGCCCAAATCGAACTTTAAACAATTCTAATACTTTTTCTGTGTGTTGATTATCACCTCCAATCACTATTCTAGATTGAGTTAACATATCTAGTTTAGCAGTTTTTTCAGTTAAAAACTCAGGACAAAACACTATATTAAAGTTATGTTTATTAATTAATGATTTTGTTGTGCCTGGTAATATAGTTGATTTTAAAATAAAAATAGCATTTGTGTTATATAAACCTATATTATTAAAGAAATTTTCAATATATGAAATATCTTGTTCACCACTTTCTTTCATTGGTGTAGGTAAACACACAAATATAAAATCTTGAGTTAATACTTCTAATAATGTATGGGTTGATTTTATAGGATTAATATCAAATATTTTAACATCAGCCATAGATGAAAAAGCATATGCTTGAGATTCACCTACAAAACCATTTCCAATAATCCCTACTTTAAATTGTGGCATAAAAATTATTTTGTTTTTCTTGTCTATCAATTGTTTTAGGATGTATTAAATCATATCCTTGAGGTAAATTAGCTATTGTTTTCCATCCTTGTAAACGCTCATGTACCTTATTTTTCCATTGAATATCCTTTTTATTAACACATATACGAGTTTGATAATCTGGATAATTGATCCAATCATTATCATCTACAAACCATTTCCACTTATCAATATGATTACGAGTCAATCCTTCAACTGTATTAATACGAGGTAAAGATATAACATCAACTAAACCTTTATTCATATCTAACACACTGTGGATATTACTAGATAATCCATCACTTAAGTATTCATCAGCATCAATAAAAAATACCCAATCACGTGTGCAATGATTTTTTAAATTATTTTTAAATGAAGCAAAATCTCCATTTAATCCAAAATATATTCTATGATAATCAAATTTACCTCCAATATTATATTTATTAGCTACTTTTTTAACCTCATCTGTAGATGTATTATCTAATTGAACTATTATTTCATCCTGTGGTTTAATAATAGTTACTAATTGGTCTAATAGATGTTCTAATTCAATATGCTCATTACAAGCTGTAATAGCAAAACTAATAGTAGTCATAAATTAAATTTAAATTAAGCCAATATAATGACAGGCCTCATCAAACTGATCTTTAGTGAATGTTTTTAATGTTTTAGAATCTGATTTATGTGTAGCTCCTTTAAGTTTTTCTTTTTCTTCATCTGTTGTTTCTACAGCTTTAATACCTGCCCATCCCCAATTATCTTTAGTAGTACCATTAATAAACACAGTACCTTTATCTTGTATATTAATAACTGTTGGATACCAAACTTGTTTTTTATCATCTATAAATTTAATATCTTTATATAACTCAGGCATTACTTCCTCTGTTTGAATTACTAACTCACTACCTTCAATCATTAATTCATTTGATGTAAATCCACAATTCATGCAACTCCATATTAATATACCTTGTTGTTTATGCTCATAACAGGCATCTGATCCGCAATGTGGACATACCACTAATCTATCATTCATTATTCTATTTTTTTAAGTTTAGGCAAATTAAGTTTAGGTATATCAGTATTGTTTACTTTTTTTAATGTTGGTAATTTAAGCTCTACTTGTTTAGGTACTTTTGACTCTAAAATATTATCCAATATCTCAGCCATTTTATCAAATGAAAAATTAGTTTTAGCAAAATAAGCTTGACGTTTAGATTTCTCTAAATGTTTATTATAATCATTATAAACAGATTTAAAAGCATCAGCTACTTCTCCATCATTAGGAGTAAACCATTGTGATTCAGCTAATATCATATTTTTAGCTTGAGCTGATGAATGAACATTAGTTAATGTTCCTCCTACTAATGTATTATATTCTGGATTTAAAAAATCTAAATGTCCACTCCAATTACTAGCTATAATAGGTTTTTTAGATAAACTAAATTCAAGTAATGGTCTTCCAAATCCTTCACCTTTAGTTAATGACACCATTGCTTTCACTTTATCATGATTATATAAATCATTCATATCTTTATTTTCTAAATCACCATGTAATAAATAAATGTTTGGTAAATCACCTTTAACTGTGTTTCTAATAGCTTCTATTTTCTTAAGTATCTCATCTCTATCCATTATTGAATTAGTTACTTGAGATGTTTTTAAAATTAAAGCTGGTTTATTATTTTTTTTATTCTTAAATGTTTCTAAGAATGCTTTAATCATATAACCTACATTTTTTCTGTCTTCACCTAAATTTCCTTGTAACCAATGACCAACAAATAAAAAACAAAAATCTTCTTCTATTTCATCTAATGATAATACTAATTCTGTCTCTTCTAAATCATTGTCATTAATATAAAAATAAGTATTTAAATCAGCTCCTTCAAATAAAACTTCAACTGGCTTTTCTAATTTAACTGTTCCTTCAAGTTGATTATTTTTTTTATTTCTTTTTTCAAATGTATTTGTTTTAAATACATGTTTAGCATGTTCAGATGATACTAAAGTTAAATTCATTCTATTAATGCCTTCAACCCAACTTGGATCACATGCTGTTGTTTCAATACCTGCTGTAATACCAATATTATATTTTCCTACAGCTTGAAATTCATTTGGTACTGTAATTTGGATCCAAATGTCAGGTTGTTTTGGTAATTGAGGTTGTCTCCAAATTAAATCATATAATCTTTTATCTTCTGAATTGTTTAAATTTAAAGCATTCCAAGATGTATTTCCCCAACGTTGAGAAATAATTTTAATATCATATTTATCATATTTTAGGAGTGCTTTAACTATATCTCTAGCTCTAGCTCCATATCCTGACATTGTTTCAATAGGGCAACTAATTACAATTAATGGTTTCATAATTATTAATAAACTAATTTATGACGAATATGTTTTCTTTTAAATGGCTTAATTTTAATTAACTCAAATTTATGTCTTGGTTTCCAATTAGCCAAAACTTCATTAATATGTTTTATAACATTTTTACTCATATTTTCAGCTGTCATCATAGATTCATCTGATGTAACCCACTTATGAGCTAATTTACCTCTGCGATTACACTCTTCATTTCCCATTTCATATATTTTCATAATAGCATCAGCTACTTCTCTAAAATTAGCTCTATCATCATATATATAAGGAGTTGGAACTGAACCTTGAATACTTATATTACTTGGGAATACTGGTATAGCCCATTCACCACATGTTTTATACTTACCAAAATGGTTAGAACAAAAATCAACATCAAAATCAATCCATTTATTATTTTCATCTATAAATCTCATTTGGTCTTGCATACCACCGGTCACATTAGCAATAATCATTTTTCCACACATCATTGCCTCTGTTAGACTTAATCCCCAACCTTCATTTGAACTTATTAATATACAAGCATTACTAATATTATATATTAAATTTAACTCTTGAGATGTTATTTTTGAGTCTGAAAAATAAATTTGATTACATTGACTGTCAGTAAATAATATGTCTCTAACAGCATATAAATCAGTTCCATTATCATCAATTGGTTGTGTGTGTAATATTAAAGCACATTTATCAGCTTTATCTTTAGGTAATTTATCTAGAAACAATCTAAATGAAGCCATTGTATCAGGTATTTGTTTACGTCTAATATTTCTAGAATTAAACATTAAAACAAAATCATATTGTTTATTACCAAATAGTTTTTTTCTAATTTCATTTAATTTAGTTTCATCATTAATTGGATAAAACACTTTATCATTTATACCATGAGGTACATAACTTAATACTTTATTTTTAGCTTTATCACCTAATACTAATTTATTTATATTAAGTGTTTGTTTTGATATAGCCATTAACCCATCACATGACTCATAATATGCTTCATTATATAATGGAGCTGGATAATCATCCCAAATATTAAGATATATAATTGGTATTTTTTTTCTAATTTCATTCTCTATTTGAAATAACCAAATCCAGTATCTTGGATCAGTGAACATCATTAATACATCTGGTTTTTCAATATTAATCATTTGTCTAATTAACTCAGGACTACCATAACCATCAATTGGATATAGAAATACACTAGCATCTTCTATACCAGCATGTTTATTAGTGTCAGCATTAATATCAAATCGTTTACCTTGATCTGGATGTTTAATAGCTCCACCTATATTTACCCAATTAAAATGATGAGCTGTACCAATAACAATTTCTCTAGCCATTGTGGATATACCAGATGTCATTCTAATATCATCACATAATAACAAGATTTTTTTACGTTGTGATTGTGGAATGTAACCTTCTTTCATAACATGTTTAAACTAAATTTTTAAGATTGTTTACTACCTGATAAAGATAAATTTAAATGGTTGTGAAGTTTTTTTCTATAGTCTTCATCTGTTAAATATAAATGAATACTTCTATCAACTAATTTTTGAAGTGAAAACTTTGTTCTAACACATAACACTTTAAACTCGTCAAATAATGTTTCATTAACTTTAACACTTGTTAATTTATTGTCTCCCATAATCTATATTTTATATATATAAATATATATATAGATTAAGAAACAACATTTTTATTACAAAGTTCTTTATTATTATTAAATGGACAATAGGTGCAAGAATCTTTACCTACTATTTTAGAATATTCTTTAATTATATATTTACCATCATTATCAAAACATTCATCTAAGAACATATTAAATTTATCAGCTGCTTGTTTACGTTTAATTTTACCACTAGCTGGTCTAAATGAGGTAATGTAAGGTATAGTAAATGCTTCATTATCCCATATTTTTCTTTTTAATATAAAAAACTCAACTTCAATTTTATCAATATCAATATTATATTGTTTAGCGAAATATTCTTTATAAAGTAATATTTGAGCTAGTTTAATATCATCTTTTTTATCCTTATCTCTCCATCCTGACCTGGATGTTTTAATGTCATAGATATAAACTTTATCTAAATCTTTATCATATAAAACAAAGTCAATATATCCTTTTAAAAATACATTTTTAGATAAACCAACCATTAAAGGCATTTCAATACCTAATAATACTGTATTACGAGTGGTAAAGAATTGAGTTCTATGTTTTTTAAACCATTCAAGTATATTAATTCCATCCTCATAAAATTCTCTCATTTCATCTGGATTAGAAAAATGTTGTTTAGCAGCTTCAAATTGTTCTTTATAAACTGCTCTAAAACGCTCATTAAACATTCCTACTATATCTTCTCTATCAGCTGCTGCTCCACTTTGTTCATACATCACTTTAAGATAGTGTTGCATTGTCTCATGAATAGCAGTTCCAAATATAGTATGAATTGAGGCTGAATATGGAGCTAAATTCTTAACATAAGCTAAATACCATTGATGAGGACATTTACGCCACATTGAGTATTGAGAGTATGATACTGTTGATTGATATCTATAATCAACTTCTTTAAGTTGATGTGTTTTTATTTTAAGTTCAATCTCTGTTAACTTACTTTTTACCATATATGTCTCTTATAACCTCACCCAATCTAGTATTGTCAGAATGTATTTCAATTAAATTTTGTATATCAGGAATAATTGATTGTTCTTTTTTAACATACTGGGCAGCATCTAATAATTCTTCATATAGATGGTTCATGTAATTATCCTTATTATTCTCACCTAATGTTGTGTTATATTTTTTATAACCACGTTCAGCTCTAGATTTTAAATCTTCAATCACTTGATTAGTGATATTATCTTTAGTATGTTGCATACGGTTTTTTTCTCTTAATATTTCTTGTTCACGTTCCATCATGATCATGTATTCACGATATGATTTTGAATCTGATATATAGCTCATATAATAAATTTAAATGACTTAATTGGGACAGCCAAGTGATTAATTAATTATTATAACTGATTGTATTACTAGCTTTATCTACTTTTGAAACATAATCGCGTTCAATATGGTTATTGAACTTATCAAATCGTGAATCAGTGTAACTATAGTTATCATCAATTCTACGATTGACAATGTCTATGGCTTCATCTAATTTACGTTCAATTGAATTGTAACGTTCTTCAATCTCTCTCCATTGAACTTGATTTTCTTGTTCTAATGACTTAACTCTCTCTAGTGATCCAATAACACTAACTGAAAGCCAACCCAGTACCCCAACCACAACTGCAGCCAAAGCACCTAAAATAAATGTAATCATGATTTTTTTCTCCTTTTTTTGTTTGTACCTGACTGTCCCAAGTTAAGCACATTTTTAATATTATTTACATCTACTATATTAATATATTCTTTTGCCTCACGAGTACTACATTGATAGTATTCTGATATAGCCTTAATTGTTTCTAGATCATCCTTAGCACTTGCTTTAATATATCTAAAGAATGCTTTTTGTTTAGGTAATAACTCACAATAAAATTGATATACCTTTCTTTTAGGACAATCTGGATAATATTGAATTAAATTAACAGCATCAATATAAGATGGGTTCATACTAATAAAACGATGAATCATATAAGTATTAAACTCAGCCTTATCTTCATCCATAAATATACTCCATGGACGTTTATGATATGTTATCTCATTTAACCAATCAAATAAATTCATTCTTAACTATTAAATGAAAATCCTACCTCTTTAAATTCATCTCTAATTTCAGGAGGTAACATGTCTAAAGCTATTTTATGAGTTTTAATATCATAAAATACAGGAATAGGTACTAAAGCATCTTGTGTAGTACCAACTAAAAACTTATTAGCTTTTCTTAAAATAACAGCTTCACCTAAAACAATAGGTTCACCAGCTTCATTAGTAATTGTTACTGTTTTCTCTAATGGAATGTTTAATTTTGGTTGTTCTTGATTCATAAATTTAAAAGTTTAGCTACACAACCCATAAAACAAATTTCTTTATCAGGTATAGTAGTTGAATGAAATATGTATTCTTCTATAATTATTGTTGACTCTGGAGATGAATAGTGATCATATAATGACTTATATAAACCAGTGAAGTCATTTATATTATTATTAGCTATGATTTGTCTAATATTATTAAATGCTGTTTTCTTTTTAGACTTAAGTTCATTAATAACTTGTTCAATATAATTACTATCTATTACTTCATTAAGTGTTAACTTGCCTTTAACTGAATTACTTTGTAATATATTAATTGCTCGTCTTAAATCAGGATAGGTTTTTTTAACAATAGTAACTATGTCTTGCTTATCATATTTAATACTCTCAGCATCTAATATATCAACTAAATGTTTAGCCACTATCTTAATATCAGCAACTGTTAAATGAAAACTAGTTAATCGTGATTGTAAAGCATCAATAATACGTTCTACATAATTACAAGTAAAGATGAATCTAGTATTTAAACTAAATGTCTCAATAATATTTCTAAGTGCTGCTTGAGCATTTATAGTTAAGAAATCAGCTTCATCTAATATAACTACTTTAAGTGGTTTAAATGTAGCACCTGAAGCAAACTGTTTTACTTTATCTCTAATCACATCAATACCATTCTCATCAGAACAGTTTAAATATAAAAAGTCACAATTAATATTTTTAACTACTAATTTAGCAGCAGTTGTTTTACCTGTACCTGGTGATCCATAGAGTAATAGGTTAGGAAAATTATTTTTATCAATCCACTCACTTAATGCTTCAGTGAATGATTCATTTCCTAAATAACCATTTAGTGTATCAGGTCTATATTTCTCAACCCATAATGTGTGTTTACTCATATATAATCCATTATTAATTCTTCACCCCAACACAAGTGTTGTAATGTTTTAAATTTAGCTTCATCATCTAATGGTTTAGCCTCATTATAATCATTACACCATACTAATTGACCGCCATACATTAACCCACTGAAATACTCTAATTTAGAGTTCATAACAATAAACCACTTACGTTTTGATTCTTTTTTACCTATCATAATTATTTTATTGTACCAACAATAAGTTCTTTATCTTGGATTACCAAATATTCACCTGAGGTTTCTTGACAATCAATAAAATAATATCTACCTCCTGTAAACTTATCTGATCCTTCAAGATCTAACCTTCTCATTTGAGTATGGCCCACAATTTGTATGTAATCTTTTTTTAATCCTTTATTATGCTTCTTATTAACACTCATCAATGATCTTGGTCTAATCCATATAGGAGTTTGGTATGTATTGTCTCCTGAAGCATCTACACCATTAAATTCAAATGATTTTGGTTTATATTTAAATAGATCATTTAATTGAGATACAACATTTTCTTTAACCCAACCTTCATCTCCAAATTCCCCATCCATAAATGTTGGACTAACACCAGCATGTGTAAATAAAAATTCATCAAATGAATAAGCCATTTGTAGATACTGTCTATTTTCATTTATAACCTGAGTAATTGATGGAGCAATACCTTTTTGATAACCACTAGTACCAGTATAACCTACTTCTGGAAAATAATGATGATCATGATTGCCAATCAACATAATAACTTCTTTACCTGATATTTTTTTATACTCAATTATATCCTTAAAGTTTTGAATCTGCTCAACACCTGATATATCAAATGAATCAAAGTAATCACCTATGAAGATAATTCTATCAGCATCTTGTTCTTGATTAGTTATTAATTTCCATAATGAACGTCCATGAACATCTCCTATAATTACTGTTTTCATAATGTCACTTTATTAACTAATTTTACTTTTTGATTTTGTTTTATAAAATTTTCATGTTCTTTTTCCATTGTTAAAGTGAATGGATCAAGTGTTTCATTAAATACTTTTTCAAAAAATTCTTCTATATTATTATTTCTTTTGTCAGCTAATATTCTTATTTTAGTTATTTTTTCTTTATTACCCTCAATATTAGCATTATGTTCATGAACACGGGTTATCATTTTATATATAGCTCTAATTTTAAGATAATATTCCTTAGCATTTTTCATAAATTCATTCATACACTCCCAATATTTGAATGTTGTAGATCCTCTTTGATCTAAAGCATATCTCATCCTATAACTGTAAGTTATACTTGGATGTATTAAATGAATTGGAAAATCATCATACCATATTTCAATAATATCTTTTTTTCTAAGTATTTCATCATTGAATATATCTATCTTAATTTCAGCTAACCTATTAAAATTTTCATCTACATTCACATCCCAATGTTTACCAAACTGCCATAGGTGAGCATTTGGATCAAATTCTTTCTTATGGTTTACCTGTAATTGAAGCATTTCTGGTTCATAACCATATTTTTCTCCATATGATGTAAAGAAACCAAAGAAATTTTTAATTGTACTAAAATCCTCTTCTGTAAATGCTGATGTTAATCCAATATCAAAATCACCTACTTTATCTAATGGTTCAAAACCAAGTAGTTTAAGTGATAAACTACCTGTTAAAACAAACTTATCATTCATGGCTAATAGAGGTAACAAATATTTATCAAATGCCTCTTTATTGTCCTTCTCTAATGAGTTAAGTAGATTATTTTTAAACTTAAGTTTCATCATCCCAGTAGTGGGATTAATGTCATAAACAATATTCATAACCTTATTTTATTTATTCAGTTTCCTCAGATATAATTGTGCCATATTGTTGAGCTGCTTTAGGATTTCTTTTTATAAAGATTTCATAAGCTACTTGGAATCTATTTAATTCAATTTGACATGAGTAATTTTCAGCATCTAATGAATCCACTAAATTTTGTAAAGAATCAATTGTTTCAGCTTTTGCTATATCACCACCTTGAATAAATTGATGCTCTTGTTCCTCATTAATTTTGTCATGTAATACTTTATTTTGAGCTAGTAATGTTATAAACAAAATTATAATAATAACTCCCAATAATGATTTACTTATGTTCATAATTAAAAAATTTATTTACTACTTGTTGTTCACTTTTTGTTCTAGGTTTAGTTTTAAATTTCTCCTTAATTTTTGGTTTACGACCTCTTGGTTTACCCTGGTAGTCATTTTCATCAGCAATATCCCAATTCCAATTAGCTACTTTCTTACGAAATGCTTCTCGTGCTTGTTCTATACTACCATTATCTTTAGGATAAACTGGTTCCATATATTAAATGTAAGTGGTAAATTAAGGTCAAAAATCTCCTTCAGTATGACTTTTATTATCATCCCAATCTAAAAAATCTTCACCCTTATAATCAGGATGGTTTTTTTGCATATAATCAATTCCTCCTGCCCATAACCATGTTAAACTAGCTAATATAGCTAAAATAAAAATAATAATTCCAATCATTATTTTTTTCTTTTAAATATATCTTTAAATTTTTTAGCTGGTTCAATGATATTACCATTTTCATCTAGATGTGGTGCTCTCCATATTTCAAAAGCTAACCATCCAAATAATGCTATAACAATTAATCCTATCATAACTTAATGTATTTATTAAATAATTTAAATAAAAATACTTGGGTTACCTAAAGGGTGTGCTTATTTATTATTTTTTTTCCTTATTAATGAATTTATCAATAGATCCAATTCCAAAAGCACCTAATACAATTATCATAAATCCATTAAATACAAATTCATGAATAGGCATTGTTTTACCCATTAAACCAGTTATAATATCAGCAATTAATGTTACTATCATCATAATAAAGGCTGTAAATCCAACTACTGATTTTTCATTAATAGTGTTTGAATCATCAAATAGAGTCTTAAAAAATTGTTTCATACTTTTTAATTTACCAATAAATATGTGGAGGTGACCGGACTCGAACCGGTGTCTTCACAAGGAACAATAACACTAACGTATCACATGCTTAGATCTGCAAGCTGATCAGTAATTGGGGCCACTAGTTTTGGTTAGCGCGCCTTCCACCACCTAATTTTACTCTAAACTAGGAAACTTACAGCTCACAATATGTGTCTGAATGCCATCTCTATAGTGTATGACTCACTGCTGTTCTGTTGCAAGGCTATCAGCTGCCCCAAGCTTACTAAGCTGCATATGCATACTCTTCAGCACCTACAAATGCCACTAGGTCATCATAGGTCATTGTTGACATTTCGTCATTTATTGTTTGAAAATTTGTTTAAAGGCGACATATCCAAACGCCTGCATGTAGTGGTACCTTCACTTATGAATCAATACCAAACACCCCCATAAATTAAAGAACTTAAACTTAAAAATGAAGCCACAATTAGTGGCTTCAATTAAGTTTTCTACTAAGTATAAATTACTTAGTTTCAACAGCAGGTGTGGAAGCAGTAGTGTCAACAGCAGCAGCTGTGGTGTCTACAGTAGCTACAGTTGAATCAACAGTTGTAGCGGCTCCTTCACTTGAGTTGTTACAAGCAGCAAACATAATTACAGCTGCAATTGCAAACAATACTTTTTTCATTTTCCTGTTTTTAATTGTTAATAATAAATATTCGTACCTGAGGCCGGAGTCGAACCAGCACGACCATTACTGATCAAAAGATTTTAAGTCTTTCTTGTCTACCTATTTCAACACTCAGGTATAAGTTTAAAATATTTTACCATTGTTTCGTCTTGCTTCTTCAGCGTCTTTATACAAACGAATCCAAGTTAAAGTTATGTCTATTGGAGCTAAAATCCAACACATAATAATAATACCTATAGTGTCTAGTCCTGGACTAATACCTAACCCGCCACTCATAACATCTCTATTCCATCTCTTAATAGACATAATTAAGCAATAAATAAAACAAAATATATAATAAGTCCAGAACATATTTTGAAATTTTAATAGAATTAAATATACTATTTTTTTCTGCGGTCACCTAACTTTTTTTTCAATTCAGATATTTGAGTCATAGCCACCCATTTACCAACAACACTACCAGCCATATAAACTAATATAACAGACCAATTACCTTTAAATAAACTATCAATAGCAAAATAAGTTGAACCTAATGAAACTAAATTAATCCAAATTGAATTAAACATTAGCTCTTTTACTTTATGCTCATAAGTATATTTTATTTCAAGTGTCTTAAACACATTAAACATAACTTGGAATAAGAATACTAATAAATAAATTTTCATTTAGCTGACCCTACTGGAATCGAACCAGTGGCACTACTTTTTTCCCCATAGTTGATTTACTTTGAGTACTGAAGCTTGCTCTAACCTACTGAGCTAAGGGTCAGACATGGCATCAATGTTTATGCACCGTCTTCAGGTAGTGAAAGATAGACTCGAACTATCAACCTGCCGCGTATCAGACGGCTGCTCTAACCAATTGAGCTATTCCACTGTACTCAGTACGGGATTCGAACCCGTATCACCACCGTGAAAGGGTGGTGTCCTAGCCCTTAGACGAACCGAGCTATATTAAATCCTGATTTTAATTTAAAATCCTAATTCAGGTCCATTATTATTTTCTTTCTTATCTGTTGGTTCTTCATGGACAACAGTTTCAGTTGTTAATATAGTACCAGCTACAGCAGCTGCATTTTCAACTGCTAATCGAGTCACCTTAGTTGGATCTAAAATACCTTCATCTTCCATGTTAACAAATGTTTCTGATTTTAAATCATATCCATACCAAGTACCTTTTAACTTGCCTAATTCATACATATACCAAGTTGGATTATTTAACCCAGCATTATCTAGTATTTGAATGAATGGTGAAGATAAGGCAGAATAAACGATTTTTTTACCAATATTAAAGTCAACACTATCATCCATTGACTCACTTATAGCTTCTCTAGCATATAATAAAGCTGCTCCTCCACCTGGTAATACACCTTCTTCAATAGCAGCTCGAGTAGCAAATAAAGCGTCTTCAACTCTATCTTTATATTCTTTTAATTCAATATCATTATTACCACCAACATTAATAATAGCTACACCTCCAATTAATTTACCTAAACGTTCTTGTAATTTTTCTTTTTCAAACATTGATTGAGCCTTATCAATTTGATTTTTAATTTCTTCAGCTCTAGCTGTGATAGCTTCTTCAGTACCTTTTCCATCAACAACAGTTGTTTTTTCTTTATCAACAGTCACA